ATGTTGGATCTTCTTCCTAAGAAGAAACCACCAGCACCTGCACCAAAGGTAAAACCAGTTGCAGACTTGCTTCCAGACAAACTACAACCAAAGGCACCAAAACCAGAGTTTGGTGCAGGTGCTGTAAACCCAAAACCCCGTACTCCTAAAGCAGATCTAAGACCTGGTGGTAGAACTCCAGAACCTCAGTTTAGAGTTACTCAACCTACAAATAATGTAACTCCAAGGAGAAATAATCTCTCCTTGCAGAGAACAAATCTTAGAGCACCATCTATTCCCAAACCTCCTGCTGCAGTACCTGGTTTGTTTGGTAGACTTAAAGGTATTAGGGGTGGTCCTTTAACAACGGCAGTAAATCTGGCAACTGGTGCTGCTCTCGATAAATACGTGGTTCAACCAGTTGCTAAAGCAGGTGGAGATGCACTTGCTAGAGGTTTACTTGATATTACTGGAAAGGGTGATAGAGCAAGACAAATTCAGCCAAGTCTTTATGGAAAGGTTGGTCCTGATCTTACCCCAGATATTGTTCAGGGTATAAAATCCAGAGAACCAAGAGGAAGGTCTAATACTCCTCCAGCAGAGGGTCCAGTAAACAATCCTGATTTTGGTAAACCTGGAACTGTTCAACCTAAAGCATCACCAAAACCACTAAGTGCTGCTGCTAAAGATTTTGATAGAACATTTGCTGCTCGGCGTGCTGAGTTGAAGAGACAAGGTAAAGATCCTAACAGTGGGACATTTACTTGGCGTGGTAAGTCCTACAATACTAAACTTAAAGAGGAACAGGTTCCTATTCATCCTGCGGAAGATGCTTTTAATAAAAGCACTCCAGAAGCGAGGGCTGCAAATATGAAAAAGTATGGTACTCCATATCCACCAATAGATACTAGTCGTAGGAGTGGTGATCGAACGGCTCCTGCTTGGATGCGAGGTGGATTTAAAAGTCGAGATGAGTATAATAAATTAGATCAAGCAACTAAAGATCTGCTTAACTAAAAACACATCTAAACTTTGAACCACTTTCCTAACTGTCCACTGGGAGGTCTTCGGACCTCCTTTTTTTGTATAATAGGTCCATACGCAACAGAGCAATGACCGTTCGCCACGAAATCAAATCTCAACTTGCCAAACTTCTGGCGACTGAAGACCTGGTGGTTGAGCACAAGAATATTGAAACTGCCTGCTTCAATGTTCATACCCGTGTGCTGACTCTGCCAATGTGGCAGCAAGCAAGTGGACGAGTATATGATATGCTCGTGGGTCACGAAGTTGGGCACGCTCTGTATACTCCTGACAACGATTGGTTCCGCTCTAGAAATATTCCCCCTCAGTTTGTGAACGTGGTTGAAGACGTTCGTATTGAGAAGTTGATGAAGCGTCGTTACCTTGGTATCTCCAAGACTTTTTATCGTGGATATCAGGAACTTGCCGAGGAAGATTTCTTCCAGATTGCTGATGAAAATCTGAATATGATGAACCTTGCTGACAAGGCAAATCTTCATTTCAAGATTGGTAACTTTGTTGATATTGATTTTAGTTCTGAAGAAAGTGTTCTGATTGATAAAATTGCCAATACAGAAACCTTTGATGATGTTCTGGATGTTGCTGAGGAACTCTATATCTTCTGTAAGAAGCAGCAGGAGATGAAGACCAAGACCGATGATCTTCAAGTTCAGGGTGGTCAAGAAGGTGGTGAAGACCAACCCGAAGTTAATAATGATCAGGATCCTGGTATTGAGCAACCAACTAATGATGCACCTCAAGAAGAGTCTGATGAGTTTGGTTCAGAAGAACCTGAAGAAGGTGATTCTTATGGTGGAACTGAAAATGATGATGAACCAGAAGTTTCCACTATGGATAGTCTGGAAGATGCTCTGAAGGAACTTGCACGTAACGATGGTATTGAAAATGTTTATATTGAGATTCCCAATATCAATCTGAACAAAATTATTGTCAGCAATTCTGAAGTGCATTCCCGATTTGGTGAATGGGATGAGTGGATACAAGAACATCAGGTTTCTGAAGAAGATATTTTTGGTTCTGTTGACAAGGAGTTTCTGAAGTTCAAAAAATCTGCACAGAAAGAAGTCAACTATCTGGTGAAAGAGTTTGAGTGTAAGAAAGCAGCAGACTCTTATGCTCGTGCTACGACTGCTCGCACTGGTGTTCTTGATTGTTCCAAACTTCATACTTACAAGTACAATGAAGATCTTTTCAAGAAAGTAACTACCCTTGCTGATGGTAAGAACCACGGTCTTGTATTTGTTCTTGACTGGAGTGGTTCTATGGTTGATGTTCTCCTGGATACTCTTAAGCAGCTCTACAACCTGATGTGGTTCTGCAAGAAAGTTTCCATTCCTTTTGAAGTGTACGCTTTCACCAATGACTATCCTCTCGTTCCTAGGAATGAAGATGGTACTTATGGTATTCGTGATCTTCCTTATGAAAAGCGTGAAGGACTTCTCTACATTGCTGAATGGTTCAGTATGATGAATATTTTCACTAGCAAGACCAAAATCAAAGATTTGGAAAAGCAAATGAAAAACTTCTATCGCTTGGCAAGATCTTACCGTCAATATGGATATCTTTCTGTTCCTACTGGATTGAGTCTTTCTGGAACACCTTTGAATGAAGCAATGTTGGCACTGCACCAGATTCTTCCTCAGTTCAAAAAGGAAAACAAACTGCAGAAAGTTCAGTGTGTTGTTCTTAGTGATGGTGAAGCAGCACCTTTGAAGTATCATCGCGAGTTTCATCGCCATTGGGAAAAAGAACCTTTCATCGGAACTAGTTCAATTCACCATAATGCTTTCCTTAGGGATCGCAAGACTGGAAACACATATTCTCTTGATTGTGAGTGGTATGAGTTTACTGATGTTCTTCTTCGCAATCTTCGCGATAAGTTTACTGATGTAAACTTTATTGGTATTCGTGTTCTGGAACCGCGTGATGCTAACAGTTTCATTCGTCGCTATACTGGTTGGAATTCTGATGCCTTCTTTAAAACTCAAAAAATTTGGAAAAAAGAACGTGCATTTGCAATTCGTAAATCTGGATATCATACTTACTTTGGACTTTCTGGTACTGCATTGTCTAGTGATTCTGAATT